CTTTACCACCACAACTTTCAAACCTACAAGGTTGTTCAGTTGGTGCATCTCTATCTGCAATCTTCAAATTCTCTTCAAATTCGTGACCACACTTTGTACATCTATAATCATAATAGGGCATTATTAACTTCTCCAATCACAAGGCATAAATCCGCCTGTCATTATAGGTTCAAAATTATCAGTCAATTTTCCAGTAGGCCAACCCGCTTCTGCAAACCAACATCCTTCTGAAGATTTTTTCTTCACATCTTTTTTCACAATCACTACTTCTTCAGCAAAAGATTCTACTTCTTTAAATTTCCAATCTTCAACTACTGTAACGACTTTTCTTGTTTCTGTAACACAGTCTGGACATTCACCAGTTTTAGTATCAACCCAGCATCCTGCTACAGCATGACAGACTTCCTCTGTTATGTACTCTGTTTTTGTTTCTGTAGCAAATGCTGAACTTAGTGTTACCATAACAAAAATTAAACTCAATAACCATCTCATAATATATCTCCTTTTAAAGTTGGGTCTTTTCTGACCTTTCATAATATATTATACATCATTTAAAAGGATTTGTCAAGTTATTTTCAATGTTTTTTGTAGAAAATATGTCTATCTATTGAAGCCATAACTTTCTTATGTTTTGACCATTTTGGATATTTGTCCATCCAATTGGCATGATAATGAGTTGCACCATCTGTTATGTCGATGAGTGCTTTATCATAATGATTGTTGAGAACTATTTCTGCCAACAATACTGAATCTTTCCACGATGCACTTGAACGAACTGGTTCGTCCAGCTTACCATCACAATACCACGAAAATTGGCAACGATCTCTCACAGGAACATTCTCTTTAGTTTTAGAATTATATCTGTGAATTCCGTCTTGAACTACTCCACATATAGTATCTGGATAACTTGCATTTAATGCACGATTAATTGTGACATTTGCTACTGCGAGTTTCCCTGCTGTACTCTCTGCTCTAGCCTCAAAGTAAATGTTCTTCGCCATACACTCAGCATCTGCTGGTGTATACTTCACTTTAGTAAATTCTAGAGGTTTATAATAGTTCTGTGTTAGGTCTATCGCATTTTCTACGATGATTGCTGCACCGGCTGTTTTTGAAATTGTTGGCGGTAACCATATTTGACCAGTATTAGAACTATTTAAAGGAGAAGCTGTATACCATAGCGTAGCAAATAAAGCAAGGAACACCCTTACTGTTTTTACCATACTTGTACCTTTGTTTGGTTAATCATTCATATCGATAAAAATATACATAAAAAAATTACTTTCAACCAAATTGTAGTTATATTTATACATTTTTATTCTTCTGTAACCACCTCTTCTTTCTTAGAAGGGGTTTTAGATACTGGTGTTTCCTCTTCCTCTACATCGGGAAGTAGATCCGGCCATGTGTCTTTAACCAGTTTATATGTCAATCCTTTGTAGGATAGTTTCTTATCTTTGATTGCAATCATCATTTCTGCATCTTGAGGATCTAATCTTTCCAGAAGACCAACGAACATTGCTTCTCTTCGTAACATAGGAAGTTCAGACAATGGATGTGGACTTGGATCTGTATAGTAGTCCAATTTCTTTACTTCATAATGAAAAGAATTAGATGTCATATCACCTTGTTTTGCTGGTTCGTAAGGTGGAGCTCCTGGCGGAAGTAACCACTTTGCGTCTGGATGATAGTTCAACTGCAACAATATTTTAGTTGCAAGATTTTCTCTCTTTTTGAGAATTTCTCGTTTCTGATCTCTTGTCTTTGCTTTTGCAACTTCTTCAAGAGTTTCACGAACATTAAATTCTGGCATTATACTTCTCCTGTAAATTGTGTATCGGTCAATGCAACTGTTTCAGTCTTTACATATTCCCTATTTTCCTGAGTTACATACTCTGACTCATCCATATTATTTGTCCATACTGCATTAATATCCTTGTAGAATACCCCTACAGACCTCTTAGGAGTGCCGTCAGGATAATAAGCCATTGCGACACAAGTTGGTGTCACTTTATGTTCTTCGTGCTTCCCCGAAAACATTCCAATCCAATCTCCTGTTTTCAAGTAATGCTCACAGTATCGAATGTATGCTTTCTTTCCATCTGCAAAATTTGATGCTTTCTGTTTGTCTAGAGGAGTTACACCCCTACCTCTTGCTTGTGTATTAGAAGCAGATATTTGATCTTTAGTTTCCCGAATCCACTCTTTCACATTCTTAAAAGAATATGTATCATCATCGGGAAGTGCAAGAACCTTCTTACTGACATTCTTGTATTCTGCGGGTTTCTTCTTTGCTCTCATCTCTGCGAGACGAGCTCTTAATTTTTCTTTGGTTTCTTCAGAAAGTTTTCGTTTCTTCTTAACTGGTTTGATTGGTTTTCGTTCAATCGTTACTTTCTTTCTTGCCATTATGATTTTTTCTCCAGGCTGTTTTTAATCGTTTCCAACATCAATGACCATTGCTTTGCAGTAGTATCGATGTCATAGTGCATATCAAAATATTGCTTCTGGAATGCAAGACCAGCTTGAACTGGTGCTTCCCAAAAGTTATCAATTGCATCCTTCAGTACATATGCAAACTTTCTGGTATGTTCAGACTTGTCTTCACAATATCCGTACATCCATGCAAAATTTGCACAAGTCTCTGGAAGAACTGCAAGATTCGGACACACAACAACACATCCTGCACTCATTGCCTCGATTGCAGAAATACAAGCAGTTTCCTTATAACAACAAGGATATGCAAGTATGTGTGTTTGTTGAAGTGCAGTACGAATTTCTTCATTAGAAACCGATCCATGATAGTTGACATTAGGTGTGTCTCTACAAGCATCATATAATGGTTTCCAATCATCGTCTTTATCTTCCCACCCATATATCTTAAAACTTGAATATACATCTAATACAACATTCTCAAACTTTGCTGCTCGAAATGCAGCAATGAGAACATCCAATCCACGATGTGGTGTAGATATGTATGCAAGTCTTATTGGGCCTTCTTTAGGTTTCGTATGTGCAGGAATAGGTTCGATTGCATTCTTGAGAACTACACTCTTCTCATATTCCAATCCTAAATCAAGATGGTATTTCTCCAATGACCAATCAGAAGGAAATACAAACCTTTCAAATTTGTCTCGTTCTTCTTTCTTTTTAAGGAATTGTACTTCTGGATCTTGTGAGGTATCTTGAAACCAAAGGATTCTCGGCTTGTCTTCTAACTCACGAACTCTTGATAGGATAACTTGAAAGTAATTCCATATATCTTCTGGAACTCTTTCCTTAACACGGGCATATATTAATTCACTACCACCCTTTGCTTCTTTCGAGGCGGTTACAACATCGAACTTTTCTGTAATACCCTGTTCGTTTCGTTTCTTTATCTGTTCGATTTTTGAATCATCGAATACCATTAAGCTCATAATCTTCTCTCACTATTTTTATTTTATAATATTATTATAACAAGTTACTGACACAATGTCAAGTCTTTTTTTCAAATCCTGTTTTACAAATATAATACGAATCCACAATATCTGAAACAGGGTTGACAATTTTAGTTGATTTTGGAGTTAATCTACTCTGTAGATCTATCTTCGTTTCTTCCAAAAATGTTTCATACATCAGTTCTTTATTTGCATTCCCTTTTCCTGTGGCCTCTTTTTTGATTACTGTAGGGGGAATTGTTGTGAAACGAAATCCACTTGATCTGAGTTTTTGTTTGAGTATTCCAGTATTCTCTCCAATATTGAAAACTCTTCCTGTAGCAGCAAATGCATAGTCTTCTATATAAACACATTCGACTCTTCCATTATACCAACGAATCCGTTCAATTACCCATTCTGCGAGATTTACATATCTTTCTATCTCATCTGAATATTCGGGATAGTCATATCCATTAAAAACACCAACAGAATCTTGATTCTTCGTCTGTTTAATATAATGAAATCTACAATCTTCAAATTTTATTTTATTATCTCTAACTTCTGCAATACAAATGGCAGGAGAGGTTAAAGAGTAATCTATTCCTGCAACCCAAGTCATTCCTAAGTATACCATTCTAATCCATATCTGGATCTTCGTAATATGGCTCCATTAGTATTCCACAAAATGCACAATGGAATGCTGTTTCTTCTTCTCTCAAATCATCTGGATCATACATCATCGTATAGCTTGCATTACAGTTACTACAATTTACATCTAAATCGATATCCATATCTTTCCAATTAAAGGTCTACTATTTCGCACCCTCCAT